GTTGAACGCCACGTCGCAGATTCGCATCACGGGGCGCAACGGGGCGGCCTGCACGCCGCAAACATACACCATCGAAGGACCTGTCATGCCGGGGCGAACGTGCCTAATCGTGGGCCTGAAACGGGTGGGGGTGTAGGGTGCAAATCCACCTGCATGAGTACGGCTTGGATGACCTGCTGTTGCGGGTCAATTCGCTGGCTGACCCGGCGCGGGCGCGGGCAACCCGCCGGCGCATGTTGCGGGCTGGCATCCGGGTGATTGAACGGGAGACCAAGGCGCTGTTGACTGGCAACCGGTCAGGACGCACGTACACGTTTCGCGGCGTAACACATCAGGCAAGCGCACCGGGTGAGCCGCCGGCAGTGGACACGGGCAACTTGAAAAACAGCCTGCGTGTGTTGGAAGTGACCGACGAACGCGCCAGCTTTGGTACGTCGGCAGACTACGCAGCCTATTTGGAATTTGGCACTCGGTACATGGAAGCCCGCCCCTTCCTGCGCCCGGCGGCGGATAACAGTGTGGAAGAAATCGCCCGCGTGATGACGGCCATTGCCGACGAGGCGCTAAATGGACGTTGAGCAGGCACTGTATGAACGGCTGAAAACAGTGGTCACAACTGTCTCAAACCGGGTGAGCGCAGCGCCCGCGCCGGACTCGTGGCCGGTTCCGCTGGTCACATATCAGATGATCGGCGGGGCGCCAACGGTAACTTTCGCCGGGCCGCAAGCGTGGTGGCAGCCAAGTTTTCAAGTGACCGTTTGGGCAGCCAACTACGAACAGTTGATGGCTGTGGTTGCCCAAGTACGCGCGGCGCTTTCCGGCTGGGCGGCTGTGTTGACCGGGCTAAAAGTGGAACTGGCCTGGATCGAAAACCAGGGGGATTTACAGGATAAGACGCTAGACCCGCCGTTGGTTGGCCGGGCGTTTGACGTAATCATTTCGTGCGAGGGGGGCGGCTGATGCTCGGTAACAAAATCAAAATCCTGTTGAGCCGGTACGATTTTAGCGCCGGGTTCTACCAGGTGGAAACAGAACACACGGTGGCGGAAAAGGACAACACCGGCTTTGGCGCCAACGCCATGACCTTTGAGCCGGGCCTGAGCGCCGACAAGTTAATGCTGCGTGGCTACTTCAGCGGGGCGCAAGCCGACACCGTGTATCGCGAGTTTCAGGATCGGATGGGGGCGGACGGCGTAGGCGCGGATCTGGCAATCCTGATCGACACGGACGATGCCAACTGCGTGGCGCTGGCGTCGGCAGACGGCTGGGGCCAAATGCTCAAGTTAAACTTGGCGGCGCCAGAACTCATCACGTTTGAGGTGAACACAGCCGCGGCGGCGAACTTGGTGCGCGGCCTGCGGCTTTTCGATGGCGTGATCACGACTACCGGGGCCAAGGCGACCGTGGATTTTGGGGCGGCAGGCACGGACGGCGGCTGGCTATTTTGTTTTATCCAGGCGCTTACGCCGGGCGGCGCAAATGTAGAGCTAACGCTATCCAGCGCCACAACACAGGCGGGCACGTACACGACCCGCGCGACGCTGAATTTTACGTCGCGGGGCTGTGTTGTTGTGCCCGTGGCGGGCGGGATTGACAGATGGTTGCGCTTGACCGTCACCGACCTGGGCGGCGCGACCAGTACGCAGATCGTAGCAATTGCGGCAGTTAAGGGTGTGACCTACTAAGGGAGGGCTAGAAGATGCTTGGTGCAGGGAATTTCACGTTCACATTCGACAGCCTGGATTGTTCGGGCCAACTGGACAAAGCAGACCTGGAGGAAACTGTAGCGGAGTTGGAAGCAACTTTTGCCAACGCTACGGCTACAGCCTCCGAGCCGGGGCTGAAGACATTCAAGATCACGGCCTCTGGCGCGTGGTCGAAGGCGCTTGACGCCAAGATGCGCGGCACGGGCAAGAAAACCGCCGTGCTGACTATTGGCAGTAGCAGCGAACTCGTGACCTACACCTGGACAACGCAGGCGTTTGTGACGAACTACAAGCGCACGATGGGGGCCAAAGACCGCGTGGACTGGTCTGCTACGTTCAACCTGTCCGGCTTGCCCACGGTGGCGTAGCATGAGGATGCAATGCACGTTGCCAGAGTTCGAGGACTGCTGGCTGGAAATCTCCGAGAAGTGGACGCGCTCGGAACGGACACAATTGACCCTGGCGACCGCTGACCAGTGGATCGCACTGTTCCAAGCGAAGACGCTGGCCTGCAACCTGCGCACGGACGACGGCACGGCTTTAACACAGCCGGGCGCCGTGACCTGGGATGTGATCGACCAGATGGACATGCGGCTGGCGGGGTTCGTCGGGGCCTCGCTGAGCACGGCCTGTTCAGAACTGATGAACCTGGGAAAAGTGAGCAGGCGGGTATCGTTCAATGGGGCCGGGGCGGCGAAACCGGCCTGATACCCGCCGTGGTGCTTGATGGAATCTTGCTGGATCGGTTTCCGGGGCGGACGCTGGAGGAACTCGACCAGATGGACATCGGGCGTTGGATGCGCAGCTTGGCAGCCAAACAGACGCTGGCAGTAGAGCGCAAGCGCCTGGCCTGGCTGCGGGGTGTGTTGCAAAGCGAAGACCTGTCCGGCGACGAATGGCAGCAAATCGCAGAGCACGACCAGTTGGTGAGCGATGGCTAGAGATGCGACGGTAAAGACGGTTCTGACTGCCAGTGACCAGGCGTCGGGGCCGCTGCGCAACTTTCAGAACACCATTCGGGGCGTGAAGACCGAAATGGGCGATATGAACGACGTGGCCGGGATGCTCAAAGGCGGCATTGCCAGTATCGCCGCGGCGGCGGGTGTTGATGCGCTGATGCAGCTTGGGCAGGGCGCAATGGAGTTGGGCCGCGCGGGTGAGCAGGCGTCAATCCTGCGGGACGCCTTTGACCAGACCGCCGCAGGTGTGGGGGCGGCGTCTGCGTCCATGCTTTCCAGCCTTCAGGCTGCCAGCGGCGGCATGATTGCCGACACTGACCTGATGTTGGCCGCCAACCGGGCGATGATGCTTGGCGTAGCGGACAGCGCCGCCGAAATGGGCCAACTGTTGGAAGTGGCCGCCGTGCGCGGGCGGGCAATGGGCCTCTCTACCTCGCAGGCGTTCAACGACCTGGTGACAGGCTTGGGCAGAATGTCCCCGCTCATTTTGGACAATTTGGGGATCGTGACCGGCGGGGAGGCTGTGTTCACCGCCTACGCTGCGTCCATCGGGAAAACGGCGGACGCACTCACCGACGCAGAGCGCAAGCAAGCGTTGTTCAACAAAGTGGTTGCCAGCACGGACACTTCCGGGGAGTTGGTTGTCTCGCAGTTTGAACGCATGGACGCCGCTATCCAGAACGCCAAAACGGCGATGGGTGAACTGTTTGGGCCTGCGGTGGCGGCGATTGCGCAACAGTTGGCCGATTCGGTCAATGCCGTTTTTGAGGTGCGGGAAAACCCGGCGCTACAAATGGAGTTGGCGAACCTGCGCAAAAACCTACAGGACGCCACTACAGAATGGCTCAATTTGAAGCGGGCGCAAGAGGAAGCGGCAAACCTGCCATTTATCAAATCCGGCAACATCGGATTCGCAGAAGGGCGGGAAGAATGGGATGGCCCTTCGCCTGTACCCGCGCCTGATACATCCAAGTTGGATGCCGCCAAGAAAAAGATGGATGAACTTGGACAGGCGGTGCAAGACCTTGAAGACAAAATGAAACTCTATGCCGGTGGCATGGATGAACTCGATCCCAAACTAGATCGCATCCGGGAAAAGCAGGCAGAGGCGGCAGCCACGGCGCGCACATTTGCGGAAATTGAACGATTAGTAGCGGAATCCGCCGGAATCATGGCCGGGGCGCTGGATCGGGCCGGCGGCGCAGTTGACAGCATCCGGGGCAAATTGATTCAGGCGGCGGCGGCAGGCATGAGCGCCAGTCAGGCACTGGCGACTTTCGACGCAGCCAAAGACCTGGAAGACCAGGCGAACCAAATTCGGCAGGGGCTGGGCAACCTGGGTTTCTATGAACCGGAGAACATCGAATTTTATATCGATGTAAACACAGCCCGCGCACAGAAAGGCGTTGACGACCTGATCGGCGGCTTCAACGAGGTTGAAAACACGATTAAATCAATCACGAACTTGACGCCGGGCCTACTGAACAACATGAGCTTTGATGAGGCGCTAGAGTGGCAGGCGGAACAGGAAGCTTCACTTAGAGCGCAAGCGGAAAGCTTGCGTGATCAAGGCTACAGCAACGAACAGATTGCACAGTATTTACGTGCAAATGTGATGGAAACGCAGGCGTGGGCTTCCGGCTTGGACAAAGTTTCGAGCGCCACGAGTGATATTGAAAAGTCTATCAGCAGCCTACAGGGCCGCGTGCAAGGTGCACTCTCCGAAGCGATTACGTTGGATGTGACGTGGCCGGGCAAGGATGGGGCAGACGATGGTCGGGACATCAACGAAAATGCGCGGCGAATGGCGGCGATTGCCAACGAGGGGCTGATCGGACAGGACTGGCTGGGCGACCTGGCGAACGAGGCGCCGGGAGCCTACGCCGATTTGATGCTGAAGATCGCCGCGGGCGCGGACGCCAAGAGCGCGGCGCAATCCATCATGGCGGATTTTCAGGCGGGGCTGCGACCTGACATGCTGAATTTGGACGCACTCAAAGAGGACATCAAAAACCAGATCGCGGGCGAAACCGCAATGGCGGCCACCGCCGCACAGATTACCGCGGAGTTGGTCGCGGACACGGGCGGCGATTCAGCCGACATTCAAGCCAAGGTGAACAAAGCCTTGGGGCTTGGCGTGAAATCCACCGAACTCACGGACGGTATCGTTGGACAGTTGAACAGCAGCACGTTCAACAGCCAGTTGAACACAGCCGCCAGCGGCGGCGGCAAAGCCTGGGGCAACACGTTTCTGGCGACGGTAGAGCAGAACGTCCCCCCGGCGCTGGTGGCGCTACTGGTCAACCTGGTCACGCCGGGCGTGCAGTCCAACATTGCCACACAGGACAGCCTAACGGGGCCAACGGAGTAACGCTATGCCGGCACCGATTTTGGCAGGCACTACAATGGCCTGGGTGAGCGCCAACAAGGGCTACAGCTACTCAGTTGAGTACCGGGGCAGTATGCAGGCGCTGGCAGACGGCACGGTGCAAACTGACCTGGTGAGCGATTCCAAAAAGCGCATTTTCGTGCTGAGTTGGAAGAACATCACGACGGCGCAAAAAGACACCATTGAGGGGGCGTTCCATGCGATTCGCAAGGCGAGCGGCGCTTTCACGGCGCCAGACGGCCAAACGGCAACCGTGACCCGCTCCCCGCAACAGAAAGATTTGAAGTGGGACACGGAGCTAAAGGGCGATGGCTCCTATCTCTGGTCTGCATCAATGACGCTGGTAGAGGTGTAGCGTGAACGAACGTGAATTTGCTTTGCAAATGAGCCTGGCGCAATACACCGGCAAACCATGCCGCATCTGCGGGCAATTGCTAACAATGGCCGATATGGTTCCCGGCGGGGCTGTGTTCATGGGTGTTGACGCAGAGGGCAAACGGCAGGCGGCGCACGGTCTATGCTGGCGCAATATGATTGACGTTTTGCGCCAGCTCGAGACGACAGGGCAATTGCGGCGCATCTTGGAGGATGGCAAATAATGCCAACCGGCGGGCGCGTGATCGCCAAGCGGTTCCTCGTGGCGTGGGACGGCTCTACATATATAGATGAGAGCGCCAACATTGCCGACGTGACCGGCAAGGCGCAGTTTGCCGCACCGGGCGCCGCTATCATGGCGTCCAGTGGCATGGCGGCGCAGATGGCCGTCACCCTGCACAACAACAGCCGGCGCTATTCGGTGTTGAACACAGCGGGCGCCATATATAGTAGTATCGCGGGCGGCGGCGCGTACCTGCGACCATGCACGTTCGATATTGCGATTGACGGCGGGGCGTGGCAGCGGGTCTTCACGGGCGTAATCAAAGAGATGGCCGAAACGGTGTTGGCGGCTGACCTCTCGCCAGTGGTGAAGCTGACCTGCAACGGGCGTGATGAATTGCTGATGAACCGGCGGTTATCCTCTGCCCTGTTGCGCCAGTCCGATGAAGCGTCCATCATTTGGGACTGGCTGACAGCCGCGGAGATTCCGACCGGCGAACGCAGTTTTGACCCTGGCTTGATGACGATCAACGAGGCGTGGCTGGACGATGAGCCTGTGACCTCAGATGCGTGGCAGTTGGCGGCAGCCTGCGGCGGGCGTTTCTACGTCAACGCCGATGGGACATTCTGCTACGAAAATTCGCAGCACTGGCTATTCAGTCCGCACCAGACCTCGCAACAGACCTACGCTTGGCACTACCGTTCGTGCAGCCTGAAACATCAGGACGGCGATCTATACAGTGACATCACGGTAGAGGCGAACGTCAGGACAAGCGGGGCCGCGGGCGCACTCTGGACGCCAGAGGAACCGATCACGGTGCCAGCGGGCCAAAGCCGCACCGTCACGGCGCAATTCAGGTATCCAGCGGCCTCCCTATCGGGCACAACCTGGTCAGCCACAACCGCAGGCGGGATGAATCTCGGCGGGGCTGTGTTAATGACCGCCGCCACTTACTATGCGCAACGGGCGGTATTGACATTCTCAAATTCCAGCGCCTATCAAGCGGTCTTGCAGGGCCTTACCATTTCAGGCGTGCCCCTCGTGGGCGGGCCGCGGCATGAGGAAAGCGCCGCCAGCAGCAATAGTTTTTGGGATGGCCGGGCACGCAGAACACGCAGACTCACGAATATTTATGTCCAGTCACAGGGGCAGGCGCGCATGTTGGCGGCCATGCTGCGCGACTGGTCGGAGTTGCCACGGCTGTTTTTCCAAATTCAAAACGCCGTAGGCAATCCTGCCCGGCGGCTGGGTGACAGGATCACGCTGAATGATTCGGGGGCCGGGGCTGCGCAGGACGGCTACATCACGGCGATCAACTGGCGCTATTCGGCTGCCAGCGGCTTCACACAGACACTGGATTGTGTGGCGGCGTCCAACCTGTACCCGTGGGCCACGTCGCCGGGCTACTTTGTGCTGGGCACTGACGTGGCCGGCACCGCGTCTAAACGCTTGTTTTATTAGGAACTGGCACTTCAGGATGAACAATATCGCCAATATGCACTAGCTTATGGCAGCGGTTACACAAGGGAATCACATCCAATGAGTGTTCAGGAAGATATGACCAATGATGATAGAGAGTAGCGGGTTTACTACAGATTTTGCAAGTAAGTGTATTTGGCCTTGGAAGTCTTCCATCAACTATAGCCAAGTGAACTTGCCAACGAGCCTTTCTTTGTTCAGGGTATTTATCCCTGTTCCTTTTGGCAATTTCTCGCGTTATCTCTGGATGCGTCTTTCGGTAGGTTGTGGCGTAAGCCAAAAGTTTCTCGCGATGTTCTTCGTATCGCTCCTTGTAGTAATTTCTAATGCACTTAATACACCAGGTGTGTCTACCGCCACGAAAGCCTGGAGATTTGTAATACTCCTCAATGGGCTTAGTGACACCGCATTTTGTACATGTTTTGGTTTCCATCATGCCTCCAATAACAACGCCCCTTTTGCTTGCCCTGCGAAGTTGCCTAGACGACGCATACAGCAAAAGAGGCGCAGCTATCAGTATAGCACGCGGGTACGTCGTCTAGGCAACTCCTATTATACCAGAGGTAGGAGGTAAATACAATGCCATACACAACACCGCCCACGTTCGTGAACGGGCAGATTGTAAGCGCCGCGCAGCTCAATATCCTAAGTGATGACATTGAGTTTCTCAACGGGGTTATGGCCGGGCCGAATATCCCATTCGCTACGATGTTTTGGGACGCCTACAGCGGCGAACACACGTGGTACGTGCGCCACCGGCACCCGTACTTGCACTACTCATTCACCATCGGCACTGACCCGGCGGACTCCGTGAAAATCTATTTTGGCGGGGTGCTGGTCTTCAACGATGGGGCGCCGGGCGTGGGCGCGCAGGCAGGTTCACGCACGCTGTCCAGTTTTGGCACATGGACAGTAGGGCAGTGGTATCCCATCCGATTTGAATACGATAAACAAAATGGATCTACCTGCCTCGTGAACTATCTGATCCAGTCAGCGAGCGCCAGTCTATGAAAATCTGGCAGCACGGGGACACTCTTCCAGCCGCCGACCTCAACGCCCTGAGCGCGGGTTTGAACACAGCCCGCGCCGCCAGCGGAGACGCGATTCTGAATATCGCCACGTCGGGCGCCTATGGGCCGGGGGCTGTGTTTACCTTCGTGCACGTGCAAAGGTATTTACACTTCAAGAGTACGGGCAAGCTGAGCAACATGACGGGCACGGAAGAAACGGGGCTTTCGACCGGCGATGCTGAATATGGCGTGCTGGATTTGGACGGCGTTGACTGGCTGACCTATGGCGGGCTGTATACGGTGACTGGCTGCGAAATGGCGTGCGAGGATAGCGAAGCCTGATGCCAAAGGACACGCGCGAACGAACAATCGATAGCGGCCTGGTTATCCGTGGCGGCGCGGGTGTGTTCAACCCCGGCGCCGGCGGCTTTGGCGCGCTGCCCGATCACAACATCTTGCGGGGCTTGACCGTGGGCGATCCGCATACGCAGTATTTGCTAAAAACGCTGGCGGCTACGCTCTACACGCCCCTGGTGCGCACGGTGAGTGCGGGCGCGGGGTTGACCGGCGGCGGCGCGTTATCGTCCAACATCACGCTGGCAGTCGGGGCCGGGACGCTGATCAGCGTTTCAGCCAACGCCGTGTCGATTGCGGACGGCGCGGGCTACCAGTTTATTTCGACCGACAGCGTAGGCGCACCTTACTACCGCAACGTGTCGGCCCTGGGCGGCGACGGGCTGACCACGACGGACGGCGTGCTGGCAGTGGGTGAGGGCGCGGGGCTGACTGTGACCGCCAACGCGGTGGCGCTGACGACGCCGGGCGGCCTGAGCGTGAGCACGACCAACAGCGCGACCGGCAGCCACACGCACGCGGTTGCGAGTAGCAGCGACCCTAACGCCAGTGCGGCGCTGTTGGCGACCACGGCGGCGGGATTGTTGACCCTGCGCAATCTGGCAATGCGGCAGGCTGTGCAGTCACAGACGACATTTGCAACCGGGTTCGCGGGCGCCGGCTGGCGCATCGATTACGGCGTGTCCACGTCAGGTAAGACCAGTGCGGAGTTTGACAATCTGACCGTGCGTGGCAGCGCCCGTTTTTACGAACTGCTGATCCAGCAAATCCGGGCCACGAATGGCAGTGTGTTTGTATCGAGTGCCAGCAAAGTCGTGGACGCCACGGGCGAAACCGGACCGGCTTGGACGGTCAACGGCAGTCAATTGACGTTCAACGGTCAGCCGGCGACGTTCGCCACGGAGATTTACCAGGTTGCGACGGCGGCGGCAGGTGACAGTGGCCGGGAACTCTATCACGGGTTCTTGCCCGGCGATCTGATCCGCTCGCAGGAAGTGCGCTGGAACGGCTCCAACTATGACCTGGTGCGCATCAGTGACATGGAAGTGACGGCAGTCAGCGACCTGTACCACTATCAGGCGACACTGGTCAGCGGCAGCGCCCCGGCAATCGGGGCAGACTATGTGCGGGTTGGCAGCAGCAGCAATGCGGCGCGGCAGGGCAGCATCTACCTATCCTCGGATGACAACGCCGCGCCGTTTATCGATATTGTCGATGGGATCGCCAGTCATGCCGACTGGAACACGGCGGGCAAGACCAAGGCGCGGCTGGGCAAACTGACCGGCATTAGCGACACGGATTTTGGCGGGCCACTCGAAGGTTATGGCCTCTACTCGCAGAATGTCTACCTCAAGGGCCAGATCGTTGTCACCGGCGGCAATGCGGCCACCACGGACTATGTAGACAACGGGCTGGCACTCAAGCCAGACTTTGGCTATGTAGATGGCGAGTTAGCGGCGGCGGTTGCCCCGCTGGCGCAGATTACCTACGTAGACGACCGGGTAACGCACATCGACGGCGGCAGCATCACCACCGGCACGATCAACGCCAACCGGATCGGGGCGGTCAACCTGGCAGTGCTACAGGCAGCGGTGGCAAACTTGGCAGCACTGAACGCCAACCTTGGCGCCGTCACGGCGGGCCAAATTGTGGTGGGGAGCGCCAATAAGCTGTGGCTGAATGACAGTGCAGACGGCAGCCTAGCGATTGGTGGGACGGTCAAAGCGTCGGCTCCATTCCGGGTGAGCGCCGCAGGGCATTTGGACGCAATCGACGCCAGTTTCGGGACGCTGCTTGTAGATAGCACAGGCGCATATATCACGCCGCTAACCGGGTTCAATTCGAGCTATGGCTACAAATTCAAATTTGGCGCCAGTGTAGCCGCTGGCCTGTTTGGCGCGTACAGCAGCGCCAACGCGACATACACATGGTTGCTCAACAACAAGCCGGACACAACGACGGGGATCGCGGATGCGGGGGCTAACTCCTATCTCACCATCATGGGCGCGGCGGGCAGCGCCAAAACGAGCGAAGTCAACCTGCGTGCGGAGCGCATCGTGGCGGGTGTGGCGCAATTTACCGGGCTAAGCCTGGTCAACACATCTAGCACACGCAAAGCGACAGTGCACGCGGATACGTTCGTGGTGTCGCCGGCGGCGGGCGGGGAGTACGCCGTCTGGCACGCCAACAATGACGGGCCGGGGAGCTTGCTGGACGCCGATACGGTGGACGGCAAACAAGCCGCCGACTTTGCTTGGGTGGCAGGCAGCAACACGTTTGGCTATGAACAAACGTTTTCGGCGGCGGTCAATTTCGGCAATTACATTCGATTGTCTCCGTTGGGTACAGCGCCCGCCTACCAAAGCGGCTACGCACTGATCTATCTGCTGAACGCGGGTAGCAGCAACTATCAGTTGCGGGCCAAAATCCGTAGCGCAGATGGGACGAAGTTCGTGGACTATCAGATTACTACTACATAAGGGGCACACATGGACTATCGCATGATCATCAACGAAGTACGGGCGGCGCTGGAAGAAAAAGCCGCGCGCGAGATGTACGGGGGAACGGCGGCCACCACGGCGGAACAGGAGATCGCCAACCGGGTTATGTTGGAGGTGCTGCCGGGCCTGCGCGGGATGCTCGCCATGCTCAACGAGTTGCAGGAGGTTTGGCTGGCGCCCGGCAATGAGATTCAAGGCAAAATCGCCAAGGCGGCAGAGGGCGGCGCACCGCTCGCGGGCTATGCGCCCAGCGCCTGGCTGGCCTGGGGGGCTGTGTTGACCGCGCTGCAAATGTTCCTTGGCACGGAAATCGAGTTCGCGTTGCCGGATGGCAGCACGGCCAAAATCACGCCCAAGAATGTGCTGTTGACCCGGTACATTCAGACGCCAACACAGGAGGCGAACGGGTGAGGGAGCAACTAGAGCAGCGCCGCGCGGAGCTGGAAGCGGAGCACGCGCGGGGGACACAGATGTTGGCGGAAATCGACCAACGCCGGGCCGAACTGGCGCAAACGCTGTTGCGCATCAGCGGGGCAATTCAGCTTTGCAATGAGTTTTTAACACAGCCGGGCGCCGCAGAAACAGAGGTGAATCATGCCAGCAATCACTGATCTGGCGGCGGCCGGCAGCGTGGCCGCGGGCGATCAACTGGCGATCAATCAATCGGGCACGGACCGCCGCGTCACGGCTGACAAATTTGCCATTCTCGGCGTGGCGCAAAATGGCAAACTGGTGTTGGGGCCGGGCACTACCCTGACCATCTCCGCCGGCGCAATCACGGCGACCGGATCGTTCCATTTTGTGGACACGCAAGGCGGCGCGGCAGCGGATGACCTCGACACAATCAATGGCGGTGTGACGGGCCAAATCTTGTTGCTGCGTTCTGTGAGCGGAGCGCGGGACGTAACGCTCAAAAACGGCACTGGCAATCTGCAGCTTGGAGCGGACGTAACGCTTGGGACAGCCGCCGACATGGTGTTTCTGATGTGGGTCGGAGCCTACTGGGCGCGCGTCGCGTTCGCAGATAACTAGCGCGGATAGCTAGAGGCGCCAGTTATCAGCCGGGCTGGCCTTGCGTTGCGCAGTGGCTAGATCAAGCTCTGCAAGTTTCGCGTAAATACGCACAGTGGACATGCTTTCGTGGCCTAGTAAATCCTGTAGAGCTAGGACGTTCCCGCCGTTGCGGAGGAACGTTATTGCGAACGTATGGCGAAATCGATGCACGCCCGCTTTTTCAACACAGCCCCGGCGCCCGGTGGCGGCGATCAGTTTGCGCAGGTTCTGGCGGGTAAGATGCCCGCCGCGGGCTGTGTTGAAAAGTGCGTCCCCCGGTTTGGCGGCGGGCCTGGCCTGCAAGTGCTTCCAAAGCGCCTTGCGGGTCACGTCGCCAACGTAGACGGCGCGGGCCTTGTCTCCCTTCCCGTGCTGGATCAGCAGCCGGGCCTGCTGGGGGTTGTAATCGCCAACGTTGAGCGCGCACAGCTCAGAGGCGCGCATACCAGTGTCTAGGAGCGTGAGCAGGATCGCCCGGTCACGCGTGGCGGTGTTCCGGGTCGATTTGACTTTGCGCCCGCCGCGGGTTGTCCATTCGGCACTTTTGCCGGTGGCCGCCAACAATGCCGCCACTTCCTGTTCCGTGTAGGGTTGTACGGGCTTCCTTTTGTACTTGGGCCGCTTGATGTTGCCCCGGATGATTTGGACGATCTTCAACTCTTGTTCTGCCCAAGACCATAGGGCAGACAGGGCGATCCAGACGTTGGAGAGGGTCTTGTCGCCAAGTTTGTAGCGTTTCTTCAGGTGGTTCAGGAAGGCACGCAGTTGGTCAGCGGTAATGTCTTCGATGGCTGTGTTGGGGTTCAGGAAGCCACACAGGCGCCGAAACGTAAGGGTGTAATCGTTGACGGTGTTGTCACTGAGCGAGCGCCGTCGTTCCAACCAGTACCCTTCTAGGGCGTCTTCCAAGCGCATAAGCCGTGCATCCTCTGAGTTTTTCGGGGCCACCGCTGGGTAAACAAAAAGCCTCACGGCTAACGGCAACCCGCTAACCATGAGGCTTCCAGCACTGCAACTGTGGGCGAGGAGGGACTTGAACCCGCGACCTCACGGATGTGAACCGTGAGGCATTGCCGCCCTACTGGAAGCCTCACGGCGGGGCTGTGTTTATCAGCCGTGAAACCGGGTTGCCAAGATGACCGTGAATACTATGGCGACACTTCATCTTGCGCCAGCACCACGGCCATTGCCACGGCCACCAGAACGCCCGTAGCGAGCGCAATTCCCGCTGTGGTACTCTGATGTATGCCGGGCCAAAACTGCGGCGCCAGCCCGCCGACAATGGCGGCCACGGTGATAAAACACAGCCCCGCGGTGAGAATGGTTCCTCTCATTGCTCTTGCACCAAGTTTGCCGACACCCAGCCCCTACACCAGTCTTTGGCGTCGATCTCTACCTTGTCACCCCGGCGGCTGATGACGGCCACGGGATCGCCCCACACGGCTTGGCACTGCACCTGTTGCATGGCAGCGGTACGCCAGATGCGCGCCGGTTGCCCCGCGGCCTGACACTCTGCGCACGCCAACATATGATCGTAGCGTGGCGGCTGTTGGCGGGCGGGTGTGTTCATCCTGCCGCTTTGCAGCGTGAGCGCCAGCAACACTACGACAATGGTAACGGCGATCAGGGCGTAAAGCCACTTCATAACACTTCGATCCCCCACTCGTGATGCCAGAGCCAAACACGCTGCTTGCGCCATTGTCGGTAGTGAAGCCGCTGGCGCTGATGCCATTTGCAAAGCTTGCCACAATACATTGATCTAATCCTCTCTACGTTGGGGCCGCAGTGAGAGCATGACGCCTATTCCCCGCCGATTATCGTAGGGGAATTTTCGCCCCCTTCTACCCGATCTATTCCCCGATCCAAACTGCCCGGTTCGCCCCGTTCTGCCTTCGCCATTATCCGCGCAATGGCGAGTATTTCCCGGCGACGCTGGGGCGACATATCCAAAACCACGTCAATCAATTCGGTGACGGGCTCTCCGCCCGGCGCTGTGTTTATCCGCCCTGCCGGGGCCGGGTTGTCAGTCAATCCCAGCAGATAATCAGCCGATGTGCGATACCGTTGCGCCAACGCACCCAACAGCGCCCATACGTTTGGCGTGCGCCTTCCTGTTTCCAACTGCGACAGGTATTGAGCCGTCACCCCTTCATAGGTTCCGACTTGCCCCAAGGTGAGATTGGCGGATTCCCTGCGTTCCTTGAGTCGTTCGCCCACAGTCATTCCTCCATTCTATAGCAATGTATTGCGCCTGTATATCGCCTGTATAAACTCATGCTTGACAAGTCTCAACTATTGCTTTATACTGAGGGCAGGTTATCAAGCATTAGTTGAGAAAGGCGGACAACATGACAGAACCACTTGAAGAATTTATTGCGATCCGGGTTTCCAAAACGGATCGTGCATTGCTGGACAAAATCTCGCACCAAGACGGCGATGCACCTATCTCCGCTTTGGTTCGGGGTTGGGTTCGCAAGGAGGCGCGCGAACGGGGATTGACCATCACGGCAGAGACGACGGACGCGGAGCCGGTAACGCCGGTCTAGCCATATCGATCATAGCACTTTTCCGCACGAATTGTGCAGGGAATTTGGGAAACCACTATGGGTAGAGACAACTTTGTAGCACCAACCGCCAGCGGCAGCCGCCGCCCGCCGATCCCCGATATTCTTGGCGCAACTCTTGCCAAGGATCAGGATACCGGCGAAAGCATGGAAATCAAGAGCACGCTGGCTTGGGACTATGAACAGCTTGGCAGCAACGCCGGGGCGGCGATTGAGCACACGGTGGCGATCAAGAAATCAGAGCGCCGCGCGAGTGAAGCAATCATCACGGCGGGTGAACACCTGATTGCCATGAAAGACATGCTGAATCATGGGCAGTGGGGCGATTGGTTGCGCACGGAGTTTAGTTTAGGGCAAGACACCGCCCAAAACATGATAAATGTAGCGCGTGAGTTTGGCGGCAAAATCGGAAAATTTCCGAATTTGAAGCCTTCGGTTTTGTACATGCTGGCAGAACCATCAACCCCACAGGCAGCGCGGGAAGTTGTAATCGAACAAGCCGCGGCAGGCAACAGGGTAACGGTTGCAGACGCCAAGGCGGTGATCGACAGCTACAAGCCCGCGCGGGAACAGATCGCCGCTACCGCTGAAGTGGCAGCAATGCTTCAACACGCAACGGACACGGCGCGGGCGGGGGCGGCTGTGTTGAACACACCCCGCGCCGCGTCTGACGATGGTTACGACGTTGACCGGGTTAGCCAACCGATTGTCTACACCTTTGAAGACGTGGTGCGCATCGGCAGCGATCACATTGCCCGCGGTGTTGCCGCACGCAAGCCAGAGGATGAAAAAATCGTTCACCCGCTTGACTGCTATGACGATGAAGACGATTCAGATGCAGCAATCCTTGGGCGCTTGAAATGGCCCATGAAGATGCGTGACTGCCACGAACTCAAGATGTGGTTGAAGGCGACTCGTGATGAAAAGGCACGTGAGTTTTTCAAGCTGACCGGACAGCCAGCACCGGCGGCACTGGGCAACATCCTTGACGCCATGATCGGCACCCTGGAAGCGGCAATGGACGCAGTGGAACGCGAGGCGGTGGCAAGTGTCAATCATTGAAATCCCTACGCGTGAGCTGGTTGAAGACCTGGTGGCAAGCCTGCAAGATATCACGCTGTGTGAGTTTTGCCTGGCGCAAGGCGTCCAGACCTACGGCACTGAGAAATCAGTAGCCTACCGGCTGGAAGCAAACCGCCAGATGGCAGCGCAGATCAAAGCGGAGTTGGAGCGCCGCGGGGAAACCGTCAATGTTCCAGCGTGACCCCGGCTCGGCGGAGTTTGACCGCTTCCAAGTGGCGGCTGTGTTAATCGTTCTGGCAGTGCTGTTGTACTTGGGAAGGGGGTGGTAGGGGGACGGAAAAAGAAAGGCTTCAGACGCGTGGCCTGAAGCCGGGTTGGAAAAGTTTGCGACAGTTCCAACCTCAGTTTAACACAGCCCGCGCAGGACTGACCCATAGAGTTTTGTTTGAATCTAGGAGCAAGCACACATGAGTATCACGAATGACCCGTTTGAAGCCGCCACACAGGCAGGCGAGGGGCGCAACACCTACTTTGGCAAGGCGGAAGTGACCGCCGGCTTTGTCACGCTCAAGAAGGGCGTGGGCAAGCAGCCGTTCAACGACCAGTTGGACGACATCCGCGAGCGCCGGACGGAAGTGAAGATCGTCGTCAACCCGATTGACGCGATGGGGATCAGCATTCTGTTGCAGCGTGACCTGATCGCTGAGTCCTCCGAGTGGAGCAAGTACACGTGGGCCTCCCTGCGCGACAAGTGCGGCCTTAAGTCGGTCCGCGACCTGAACGGCAAGTGGTGCAAACTCACCCTCGTGGGTACGGGCGAAACCTACACGAGCAAGCGCGGCACCACGGGCGAAGTGAAAGCCTTCGTCTTTGAGGCGATTTACCAGACCGCGCAGGAAGCGACCGCCGCCTTCTACGCTGACACCGGCGGGCAGCCCGAAAGCGATCCCGCGATGGCCGTTGATATGAGCCACGGCGCCGGGGCCAACGGCAACGGGGCCAACGCCGAACGGGAAACCGCCAAGGCGTTCCTCCAGGCGCTGGTCAAGCAGTCCGGCGGCGACAAGAACAAGTTGGCAGCGAGCATTAGCCAGCTTCCCATGATCGCCAAGTATTTCACGGCGGATTCGCCCGAAGTCGCAGAGTTTTACGCGGGGGGGAAGTGATGGACGCCAAGACGCTGGAAGTGATGTATCGCGGCTGGCGGGGTGTGTTCATCGGCGAAACCGTGACGTGCCCCCAGTGCAACGGGACCGGACACATGGAATGGGCCGCGGGCGTGAACGGCAACTGCACCCGGTGTTTGGGCTTTGGCGTGGTTGAAGTTGAACACAGCCCCGCCGACGATGCGATCGTTGTGACCGGCGAAACGTTGCCGGATGACGTTGCGTCGATTCTCGCACTGACCCCGCACGCCGCGGAAGACACGCCGTGGGCCGAACGGGAACAGTTGGCGGCGGCTGTGGCGGATGCTGGCGCCGTTGACCTGGCTGAATCCTATTGGTGGTTTGCGGAAAAGCCGGTCAAGTACGAGGAAAACGGGGACGTGTTGTGGGCCTAACTATGGACGAATACGAGGACTACCGGAACTCACTGAAGGCGCTGGCATGGGGCGTGGTCATCCTGGTAGTGATAGGACTAATCCTCCTGGCAGGTGGCGCATGATCGCCTACTTGCGCTGGCTGGATCGGTTCGTGTGCTCCTACTGCGGGTGGGAAGGCGAATGGGCGGGCAGCAAGTGCCCGAATTGCGGTAAGTAGCAGTTAGACCGCCAGCCGGGGCGGGATAGCAAGTACCGGCGATGACTATGTTGACAGCAGCGGTACTCGACTCACGCGAACCGGAAAATATCCAAAAGCTAACCTTTGGCGGTATCCCAACTGTGGTTGCCGCGCTTGAATGTGGCGACCTGTGGGCAAGCTGCACAGATGGGGAACTGTTGGTGATCGAGCGCAAAACCACGAGTGACCTACTTGGCTCTATCGCAGACCAACGGCTATTTCAGCAGGCGCTGCGGATGCGCGAGCGGTCGCAGTGGGCCTATGTGGTGATCACGGGGTACCTTCAGCCAACCCACGATGGCAAGACCTTCGTGCAGGGCAAAGCGACCGGCTGGGACTGGAACGCAGTTCAGGGCGCCCTTCTGGACGTGCAAGAAACAGGCGTCCAGATCGTGTACTGCGAGCATGACAACAGCTATGAAGCGACCGTGCAGCGCCTGGCGAAACGCAGCCGCGCGGGGCGTGTGTTGAATAACACAGCCCGCCCGGCAAGGGTGATGACGGCGGGGGAAACCCTGCTGACAAGTCTGCCGGGGATCGGGCTGGAACGGGCGCAAGACATGCTTGGGGAGTTTGACCGCCCCGCGCAGGCACTGGCCTGGCTGACATGGCAGGACACGGTGCTGGAAGTGGCCGGGATCGGGGCCGGTATCAAGGGCGGCGTGCGGCGGGCACTCGGACTGGACCAGGGCGAAAGCCTGACCATTTGGAGTGACGCCAGCGTTGCCGAAATGAAGCAGCAACTTATCAATCAGGTAACACAGGAGTTGGTGACAGCATGACAACTACAGCGTTGGCGACCCGCCAACAGTTGAACCCCACGATTTGGGAAACCATCACGGCGGTTGCGCCCGTGATGAAAGACTCCCGCTTGTTCGGCGTGACCACTACTGAACAGGCAATGGCGATCATGGCGAAGGGCTACGAGTTGGGGCTGACCCTGACTGCCGCCTTTGAGTTTATCCAGGTGATTCAGGGCAAGCCTACCTTGTCGCCCCGCGGCGCGCTGGCGTTGGTTCAGCAATCGGGCTTGCTGTCTGGCCTGAAGATCGAAGACCTGAAAGACGCCAACGGGCAGCCCTTCGCCTGCCGGGTCTGGATGAAACGGGCCAACGGGTTTGAGTACATCGGCGAATTTACGATGGACGATGCCAAGCGCGCCGACCTCATGAAGCCGGGCGGCGCTTGGGCTACCTACCCGGCGAATATGCTCCGCTGGCGCACCATCGGTTATGTGATCGACGTGGTGTTTCCCGACGTGACCGGCGGCATGAAGCGGGCTGATGAATTTGGCGCAACGGTTGACATAGCCGGCAACGTGATCGACTCGACTTGGACGCCGGTTGCGAGCGGGCCGATTGGCAGCGTGCCCCCGGTGGGTTTGCCCCCGGCGCCAGAGATGAACACAGCCCCCGCCGGGCGCGGTGAACCCCTGGTGACGCGTTCCAGCCTGCAAGATTTGGTCACGCAGTTTGGCCCCGAAGCGGTGATGGCGGCGAACGATGGCCGCATTCCGGCCACGGACGACGAAGTGGCCTATGTGGCCGGCGTGCTGGCGGGAGCGGCGTAACTCATGGCAACGCAGCAGATGCAGCACGCGTTTGGCCGGGAGATGCTCGATCAACTGTTGGACTGGATCGTGGAAAACATGGAGCCGGATGAAGTGTTTGACGATCAAACGTTGCGCCAGTGGGCAGAGGATCACGGCTGGCTGAAGGCGTCCGAACTGCCCGCCGAAGTGCAAGAGATGCTTCCCTAATGCGCTACCCCGCTGAAGTGCGGGCACGCAAGCGATATACCTGCACCATTTGTCAACGATGGATTGAGCCGGGGTGCAGGTATATCGCCGGGAACGCACACAGAATGTACGTCTATCACTTGGAATGTTGGAGCCAACGACATGAACAACTATCTAGATGCAATTCAGCCACTAATCAAGAGAGAGACCACCAAGGGCAACCCTATCAAGGTTGACCCTGAAGATGAAGATTTGCTGATCTACAACTGGAGTGAATCTTCACGCGGTTATCCTGCAAATTCCATCAAGGGACAGTATTACTACCTTCATCGCGCAGTGATGGAGCGTAAGCTTCAATACGCACTGAATTCTATGGAGTTTGTAGATCACATCAACGGCGACATTCGCGATGCGCGCCGCTCTAACTTGCGCTTGGCTACTGATAGCAACAACAAAGCCAACAGTAAAGATCGCCCGCGCAAAAGTGAATTCCGGGGTGTTTATCGTGATGTGAGAGGACGACAAAAACAGTACAGAGCATGTATTTCTGTGAATGGTCGCCAGATGAGTCTTGGTTATTTCCATACGCCAGAGGAAGCCGCTGAAGCACGGGACAGGGCAGCAAAGAAGATTTTTGGAGAGTTCGCGAGGTTAAACCATGAGTGACATTCAATACCTTTCGTACTCCAGTATCAATCTTTGGCTAACTTGCGGGGAGGCGTGGCGCCGGAAGTATCTGCTAAAAGAGCCGCAGCCTAGCAGCCCCGCGCTGGTCTTTGGATCGGCAATACACGGCACCGTTGAGGAATTCATCAGCGACCCTGACCGCCGCTGCACCTTGCCTGAACTGTTCCCGGTCAAGTGGCGGGCGGCCCTGGAACGTGACGGCGCCAACGTGGTGTGGGGCACGGACACCCCTGAGCAACACGCCAACGAAGGTGTTCGCATCCTGAACACTATCGAAGTCTACCGGATGATCGAGGGCATCACGCCCTTGGTTGACGAAGCCGGGGCCTATATCGAGCGCAAGATCGAGCTGCGCGTGCCGGGCGTGCCCATCCCCATCATTGGTTACATCGACCTGATGACCGCCGATGGCATTCCGGGGGACTTCAAGACTTCTAGCGCCAAGTGGACACAGGACAAGGCAGAAGCGGAGATTCAGCCGCTTTTCTACTTGGCGGCTCTACACCAGATGGGTCGCACCGTGCCCGGTCTGAAGTTTCGCCACTACGTGGTGACGAAGACCAAGACGCCAAGCGCGCAGGTGCTCGAACACAGCCACACGTGGTCGGAGGTCTTTTGGCTCTACGAGTTGATCAAGCGTGCCTGGGACGGTATCAGCCGGGAAGTGTTTCCGGTTCAACCCGGCGCGTGGCTGTGTTCATCCAAGTTTTGCGCGGCGTGGGCACAGTGCCGTGGGAGACGCTAATCATGGTCAAAATCGATGCGACCCCCGATGGCAACTTGGCGTTCGTGGCGCCCTATGACGCCAAGGCAGTGGCAGAGTTGAAAGCCGCAGTGCCTTCAACAGACCGCACTTGGGACGCGGCCAACAAGCGGTGGATCGTGGCACCCGGCTATGGCGGCGATCTCGCCAACATTGCGTTGCGGTTCTACGGGGCGCGGGTCACGATCCCCCGCGTGGTGACGATAAACACAGCCCCCGCCGTGCGGCTGTTCCAAATGCGGTATTTGGGCCGGGTGAAAAACCGGGGCGCGGAGCAAAGCGCCTATGGTTGGGTAGACGGCGCCTGGAAGTTGGTTTTCCCTGAGCAAGTTTTACGAGACTGGTTCGGCGCTGAGAAGCGCCCCGGCGAGGCGGCAACGCTGTACAGCGTGCTGGGCCTCAAGCCTGACGTGGCCGGGGCGGAAATCAAGGGCGCTTGGCGACGGCTGGCGCGCCAGTGGCACCCCGATGTAAGCCGGGAGCCGGACGCCGCGGAGCAATTTCGGGCGATTCAGGGGGCCTATGAAACGCTGTCGGACCCGGCGCGGCGGGCACGGTATGACGCTGGGCTGGCGCTGGAACGCTCGCTGCGCGGCGCGCCGGGCGGTGTGTTCAACACAGCCGCGGGCAACATCCTGGCAGCACAGGAGTATCGAGCGCCTTTGTGTTGTGGCTATGTGATGGTAGAGGGGGCGGACAAGTTGGGCCGGTTTGTGGTGTCGCGCATCCTAGAATGGCAGGACATCACGAACGGGGCCGGGGAAATCCTGGTGACGAGTTGGCCGGAAGGGGCCGATATGTTTCAGGAGAGGTGGGTGAGGGCATGACTACGGAGAGACTATTAGTGCTGATTGATGCGGCTAAGACACGTGCTGATGTTGTACCCGCTATTGCCGTCGCCTTGCCGCCAAAACAAGGCGCTATCGATTGGACAGCGGTCAACGCCGCCATTGTTGCTAAGTGGAGCAAGGCGGCGCGTACCTGGATTTTCACTCGCGCTTGGAAGATTGCTGAAAATAAACAGGTGCAACCATGACCAACCAACTAGACACCCGCAAAGGGATTGTGACTGGCTCCATTGCCGACGTTGCGCAGCGCAGCGGGCAAAGCCTGGCACAGTCATTCGTGAATGCTGAGTGTGTTGTCATCTGCGACACAAGCGGCAGCATGGACAGCGCCGACAGCCGCGGCGGGCGCACCCGGTACGACGTGGCGTGCGAGGAACTCGCGGCGCTTCAGACAGCCATGCCGGGCAAGATCGCCGTGCTGAGCTTTGCCAACGAAACGATGTTTTGCCCCGATGGGAAGCCGTGGAATCAGCAGGGCGGGACAGACCTCGCCGGCGCGCTGCAATTCGCCAAGGTTGCCGATGTGCCGGGGATTCGGTTCATTGTCATCTCGGACGGTGAGCCGAACGACAAAGCCGCGGCGTTGAACACAGCCCGCGGCTACACGAACAAGATCGACGTGATTTTTGTCGGCCCTGAGAACCTACCCGCCGGGCGGGATTTCCTGACCAAGCTCGCACAGGCAAGCGGCGGGCAGGTTGTCACGGCGGACAAGGCGGCAGGGCTGGCGCTGGAGGCCAAGCGGCTGTTGGCGGTGAGCGCATGACTAAGCAACTGGAACGCGCACAGCAGTACATCATCGACTTGCAGGTGGAGATCACTAATCTCCGCGCCGCCCTGGCCGCCGCCACGCAGCGTGCCGAGGCAGCGGAACGCAACGCCCGCCAGTCTGACGCACTCGCTCGCGAGTACAGCGCCATGCAGGAGCGCACGCAGCGCCACGCGCAAGACATGGAGGCGGTCATGCTGCGCTGGAAGCAGCGCGCCGAGGCAGCGGAGGCCGTGCGGCTTGCTGTCATCAAGCGCAATGATGAACTGCATAATCAGGTGCATCGCCTGAAGCGGCAGTGCGGGGATTTGGAGGCGAAACTGGCCGCCGTGCCAGTGGATGACATCTGCAAAGCAATCACTCAGATTGATGACGACTGGCATCAGTCGGCGCGGACTGTGCGCGACTGGTTGGACACCCTAATGGCGCAAAGCGAGGTGCAGCCGTGAGAAACGACCTTGGGGAATTGGTGTCTGCGAGGGTGGAACACAGCGGCTATGTTAACGGGCCTTCTATGCTTGTGCTGCATCTGCAGTCGAGCAACGGCCCGGCAACTCTTCGGCTGCGAGGTATAGAAGCGGTTGACGAATTGGTCGAGAAATTGGTAGCGGCCCGCACCGCGGCATGGCCCTGGCCGCCGCTGATTGTTGCGCCCCAAAGCGAGGTGCAACCGTGAACTTTGAACACAACACCGGCGCAAACACGACAGACGCCGCGGGGTGAATGACTCGTAACTCCAACGTGACCCGGCCTGGTGCTCGGCGCTGACAGGCCGGGGAAACCCGGTGCACCTCCGGGGCGGCGCGTCTAGATGGGGATGCCGCCGCCCCCACTTTTCAAAATGAGACATGCAATTATGAGCATTGACCCTCGTTTTTACGAACTCGCGGCTTCCCTGAATCGGGGCGGCGCTTACGCCCACTACTGGATACCGTCACGCGACGATGGACAGAAATACTCCTACTGGTATCCGGTAAACGGGCACGTGCCTGAGCCGCCCGCGTCGTGGTTGAAGCAAGACTTGTACTACAGCGTCAACCCAGCCGGGGCCAACGTGGATCGCAGCGTGCATACCAAAATCCACAAGAACGACGTTAGCGCCGTTAACTGCCTCTACACGGAGTTTGACACCAAACGATGGCCGGGGGAGGACGTACTGATCGCCCACGTGGCGACCCTGCAACCGTTGCCCAGCGCCATTGTCAGGAGTGGCGGCGGGTATCACTGTTACTGGCTGTTGGCGGAGACATACGAGATAAACACAGCCGCCGCCCGGCAGCATATCGACCAGGTGTTGACGGCCTGGGTGGGGTTCGTGCGCGGGGAGCACGACGTGCACGACCTGGCGCGGGTGCTGCGCGTGCCCGGCTCGCAAAACTACAAGTACTCACCGGCGCGGGATGTAAGCTTTGTCAGGTTCGAGGCGGGCTGTGTTTATCCGCTGGCTGACCTGGTTGCAATCCTGGAAGGCGCGGGGGCGTGGCCGCCGGCTGCGAAGATGAACACAGCCACGGGGGGTGGAAGTGGCGCAACGCTGGACGACCAGACGCTGCTGGACATGGCGCGGCGGGCGGCCAACGGCGCCGCATTTGAGCGCCTTTGGGCTGGCGACATTTCAGAGTACCGCGACGATGCCAGCGCCGCCGATCTGGCACTCTGCGCTTTGCTGGCTTTTTGGACTGGCAAGGACGAACAAAGGATTGACACCCTCTTTCGGCAAAGCGGCCTGTACCGGCAGAAATGGGAGCGCGACGAGTACCGCGAGCGCACCATCCGCCGGGCGTGCGACTCGGTGACGAGTACCTATCAGCGGGGCGAACAGCCTGATCCCGATGCGGTAGCGGCTGCGCAATCGGCCATAGGGCCGCGCCTGGGCACGCAGGGCACGCCAGCGGCAACGCTGTTGAACACACCCGCCGCCGGGCAGACCACGGCGAACGACATAGAGAAACAGTTGGCGGGCTTCCCGCCGGACGATGAAGGCAACGCGCAGGCAGTCAAGCTGCTGTACGGCGACGTGTTTTTGTACTGTGATGCCTATGGCTGGCTGTACTGGACTGGCACGCACTGGCGCATGGAAGGCGCGGAAGACCAGGTGCGGGCGGCGGTTACAGAGACGCTCAAATTGCGCCAGATTGCTGCGATCAAGGTTGGCAAAGACCCGGTGATCAAAGCGGCGCGGCCTAACTGGTCAGCGGTCAGGGCCTGCATCGAAATGTTTCGGCCCAAGGTCGGAACAGACGTGAGCGTGTTTGACGCTGACCCCGATTCGTTCAACTGCGCTAACGGCGTGGTGAACCTGCGAACCGGGGCATTGACTTCGCACGACGCCCGCCCCCGCTTTACCTACTGTTCCAGCGTGGTCTATGACCAACAGGCGGACTATGTAGAGTGGGTTGAGTTTCTGGCCTCGGTGGTTGACCCTTCGGTAGTGCCCTACTTGCAGATGGCCGCGGGGTATAGCATCACGGGGCACACCAGAGAGGAAGTGCTTTTCTACGTGCATGGGCCGACGCGCAGCGGTAAGGGCACGTTCACCGAAGCGCTGCTGAAAATTCTTCCCTACCCGTTGGGCATAGAAGCAGACTTTGCGACGTTTACGGCGGAACGCAAGGGCGATACTCAGAATTTTGACTTGGCGCCGCTGAAGCCCGCCCGGATGATTGTTGCCAGTGAGAGCAGCAAGTACGAAACGCTGAACGAAGCCAAGGTGAAAGCTGTCACGGGCGGCAACTGGATCAGGTGCGCGTTCAAGCATCGGGATCACTTTGAGTATCGGCCTCAGTTCAAAATCTGGTTGACCAGTAATCACCCGGTGAAAGGTGACGTTGACGATGATGCCTTTTGGGGCCGCGTGCGGGTTATCGAGTTTCCGAATTCCCACTTGGGCCGGGAAGACAAGGGCCTCAAGGAGCGCATGAAATCACCGCCAGTCCAACAAGGCATATTACGCTGGTTGGTGGAAGGGGCGGCGGCCTGGTGCGCAGCGCCGGGCGGTCTGGAAGCGCCGCCGGCTGTGGTCAACACGACCGCCGCACGGCGGGCCGACCTGGATTACGTCGGGCAGTGGATCGCAGACTCGTGCAATACCAACCTGAGCAATACGGCGGCGTTCTGGACGGCCAACACGGCGCTGTATGCGAGTTACGCTGACTGGTGCAGGGCCAACGGGGTCATGCCCAAGATGCAAGAGCAGTGGGGGCGTAGTTTGGCGCAGAAGGGGTACAAAACGCGTGACCGCCGCCGGGTCAACGGAAAGGTTGTGTTTGGTACGGGCGGAATCTTGATTATTTAAGTGAGGTGCAGCCATGAAACGCAAGGGACTAAATATATCTGACGATTCGGTTAGGGGTAGACAGACGGCTATCAAGTCGTTTGCTGATTTCCTAGCAACAAACGCAGTTTCAATGCCGGCGGCGCAAGAGTTATTGAATAGCCTGGCCGCTTGGCAGGTTGTCACCGCGGGCATGGTAGAGGGGTACAAGTGGTGGTTGATAGAAAATCACTACCGGGCAAACACAGTCAACAACCGACTGGGATACATAAAGAGGATGGCTAAAGCAGCTTTTGATGCCGGTCACTTAAGCGCAAAGCACAAGGTAGAAATCGAAGATATCGAAGACGTATCTCCCCAGCAGGGGCATAACATCGAAAAACGCCGCCATTCGCTGGGTGTAGGAGGTATTTCGACACGAAAGACCGAATATAACCCTATATCGGCGGAGCAATGTTTTGCACTCAAGACGAATCACCCAGACACCCCGCAGGGGCGCAGAGACCGCGTAATGATGTGTTTGTTTTTGGCTGACGGCCTAAAGATCGTAGACGCCACGCAGTTAACGATTGGCGATTTGAAAACACGAATACTTAGCGAAGAAACCCTTTGCGCTATAGCAGCATGTATCAACGCAGGAGATATACCAGACAATTCGCAAAAAGAAGTTTTATGGGCTATCGGGAAGGGGGGGAAGCCGACTCACGCTGGCATTACATCTACAGCTTGCGCATTGCGTGTTAAGGAACTAGGTTGGGCGGTTGGAATAGAACGATTGACACCGAGTGATTGCAAAAATTACTTCGACAACAACGCGTTAACGCCAGAAATGGAGAATCGTAAACTGCGCAAAGACAATCAAAAGTTAGCCGCAGAAAACGAGAGGCTCCGATTTGAAATTGCAGCACTGAATAGCGCGCTTAGGAGTAAAAACTATGCAAGTCCGCGTATGGCGGGCGCGATGGATTGGAGCAGTGTAGATTTGGGCAACTAATGCAAGCCAGCCGCGCGCAGCGCGCGCAGTGTGTCCTGCAATAGTTGTAAAACCGGAGAAATATAAATTCTCATGTGAGGTTTGTGGGGAATTGCAGGACACACCGGACACACTGCGCGCGGCTGACTAGATCAACTCAGATTGGAAAGGGGCAAGTGATGACTGACAACCAGAATGGGCACGTTGACGGCGACGATTACACGCGGGAAGCGGGGCCGGTTCAAGCGGGGGCTGTGTTATACCCGGCGGATAACGGGGGGCCGCAGGCAGCGAACGATTCACCGGCGGCGTGGGCGGCTGACATCGGGCGGTTGGCGGCGGGGATGTGGGTTGCGCTTGGCAATCTGGAAGGGCCGGCAGAACCTGACACCGATTCGCCGGAAGCGTGGCGGGCGGCAGTGCAGGCGCTGGACGCGGGCACGGGGCCGGGCACTGCCGCCGCGTGGGTGGAACGCTGGCAGCGGCAGGCGCGGCTGGGCGGGGCCGGGCCTGACCTGCGCACACTTGACCAGGTGGAACGGGACGACGTGGCGGCGCTGCACCGGCGTATGGCGGCGCTGGAAGCGACCGTGACGGCGCTGGTCAAGGTGTTGGAGGTACGGTTGTGATTCCACACGTCAGGTTAGGGCGCTTGCAGATTCTCTACTGGCCGCGCCGTTGTTTTTTTCAGACCTGGGTATGGCCGGATTACCCGAATCATCCTGAAGCTTTGCCGATGTTCCGCAGTGTAATTTTGTGGCCGCTGGAATTTCGTTGCTGGTTCAAGCCGTAGGAGCAACCTTGAAATACTTCTTTGGCTACCTGTTCCTTTTTCTCGCCTTCCTGGTGCTACTCGTGGCAATCGCCCGGCCTGACCTGCTGGACGCGGCGATCCTGACCACGGGCGCGGTTCTCGTGGCGCTGGCGTGGACGCTGGTAGCGGGCGCCGGGCTGTGTTTAACCGTGGGCGCCGGGTTGCTGGCGTGGTGGTGGTACCGGCGCACCACGGTGGAATCGTTGCGCCAGCGGGACGGCCATTACCCGATTCAGCGGGTGCGCGTGGCCGGCGGGCGGACTGTGTTCATCGATCCGAACCAGACGATAGGGCCGGCGATCATGGTCGACCGGCGCACCGGCGAGATTTACGAACATGAGCCTGCCGCCGGCTGGCAGATTCAAGCGACCGTGCGCGGCATGGTAGAGCAGACCCGGCGGGCGCAGGCGATGTTTCAAGGCGACGCCAGCCGGGCCACGGTGCACGGTTCGCAGAGCCGCGGCGACCGGCTGACCGCGCCGGCAGCTCGCCTTATAGCAGGGGCCTATGACCGCCAGAACGTCGCCAGTGAGTTCAACACAGCCCCGGCGGTAGATTCTACCTCTACGGCGATTGTAGAGGCTCCTAGAGTGCTGAGCGCGCGGGAGGGCTTTGGCGCCAACACGAACACGCAGTTGGTGATGGGTCAAACTGCCGATGGGCAACTTGTCATGTGGAACATGCTCGACACGCCGCATTTGCGGCTGCACGGCAAGACGCAGGGGAGCGGGAAAACCAACTTGGCGCAGACGCTGGCAGCCGGGGCCGCTCGCACCGGGGCGCACGTTGTCATTTTGGATCGGCGCCGCTTCAAAGACTGGCAGGAATTCGCCGGGGTCGCAGAGTTGATCGACAGTACAGACCCACGCCGCTTTGCCGCCGCCGTGCGAGCACTGCAGGCGGTCTACCAGGATCGAGACAGGCTGCTGGGCGCGGCCGGCGCACCGAACATTGCCCGCTTACCGCAGCGCCTGCAACGGATTGTGGCGGTGGTCAGCGAGTTCGGCGCACTGTGTAACGTGGCCGCCGGGGAGGGCGTGCTAGACCAGGTGCTAGACCCGCTGAAGATGATTCTGCGGGAAGCCGGGGCAGCGGGGGTACACGTCGTGTTGGAGGACCAAGCCGCCGACAAGTGGCCGATGGGCATAGCGGCGAATGCGGAGCCTGTGACCGGGTATCTACCGCTCAATTACGGCGCCGCCGGCGGCTACCACTACGCCCACAAGCTGCCGCCGTACTCGTTTCACTTCGCGGGGGCTGTGTTCAAGACGTGGCACATGGCGCCCGAATTGCGCGGGCTGTTGGCGGCGGCGCCAGACCTCGCGGGGCCGATTGTAGAAGGGCGTTCCACCGTTCCAGTACAGCCGCCGGGGGTAGGTCTACCAGAGGTAGAACGGCAGAACGGAACGCAGAACGGGGCACAGGAACGGAACGCCGGAACGCCGGGGCCTGATGATCCGGGGCGTTGGGACGATGTTGTTGCGGCTTGGTTTGCGACTCACCCGGCGGCGTTGACCGGGCCGGCGCGGGGAATCAGCGATCTGGCACGGGCCATGTGCCGGGACAACGAAGGCGGCAACGATGCCAACTATGAGGCGTACAAGGGCCGGGCGCATAAGCTGTTTCACGAGTTCAGGGCGGCGGTAAGATTACCCGGCGGGCAACCGTTGAGCACAGACATAACAGGGGGCACAAGATGAGCGACAGCACGTATGGCGTGATGGTGTTGATGGTTAGTTTTGGCATAGCTGTCCCGGCGACTTTGATATTCCTGCTGTTGATCCAAATACGGGATGCACTAGGCAGGCGCTTGCCGCCGTCATGGCCCCCGCCGCCGCCAGCCGTAGAGCACAACGAGTACCATTTGCACGTGCACTACCATGCAACGCCGGATCAATTGCCGCCGCCCGTGCGGGGTGCGCTGCCCGTGATGGTAGGCCGCGAACCGAACGCGGCAGATCAGCCGCAACTGCACTGTTTGAAGGCGCACCATGTTCAATGACACTCCACTCTTGGCGCTTGACCGCTGGCTATCCATCCTGCGCTACGGGCACGGGCACGTGATTCTGATGCCGAGCGCGGCAGCGGTTCAAGCTGCTCTTCGCAAGCTGAAAAAGTACGGGGTCAAAACCTACGCTTACCAGCTGCGCCCCAACGGCGTCCGTGAATTTCGCGTGCGCAGCGCGCAAGCGGAGTGGGCGCACTACCTGTTGGCGGGCAATGACCCGGCGGCCTGGTCTGACCGCAACCCGCGGGCAGCGGCGCGCAACGTTGGTTTCGCCGGTATGGTGCTCGACTTCTTTCAACGGTTCTAACCCGCGGGGGCTGTGTTTATCGATGGCGTGTGAAGACGAAAACGAGATGACTTCTCAACAGCGGGCTGGGCTGGTGATTTGGTTAATGGGCCGCGGGCACAGCTTTACCACAATGGAGATAGCGCATATTACAGGGCTTGGCTATCGCGGGGCCAAACACATGATGGACAATCTATCAGGCAAAGTGCCGTTGCAGTTTGAACACAGCCGCTGGCGATTACTTACGGATAAGTAAGATATGACAAGGAATGTCATAGATGCGTGGTAGGCTTTGTGCATGGCCGCCACACCGAATCGCCTTGACGAAATCAAGGCGCAGCTATCCGCCGATCAACTGGCGTTCCTCGCTGAGCGGGTTCTTTGTCGCACCGACAAGGAAGCCGCGCGCAACCTCGGCTTTGGCTACTCCACTGTTCTAAGCTGGCCTGAAAAGCGAATTATTAATGAAGCCGTTGACCTGATCTTGGCTGACAGCCTAGAGGTTGCGCGCGACCTGCTGAAGAAGAATCTAATTCGGGCGGCGAGTGTGAAAGTAAAGGGGTTGGAGAGCAAGAAGCCTGTGATTGCACAGGCGGCGGCCACTGAGATTTTGGATCGGCTGATGGGCAAGCCAACGCAATCTTCTAGCGTCACTCTCAGCGGCGGGCCACTCACCATCAACCTGACTTGGGGCGATACAGAGGCGGAAAGTGGCGGCGCTGACAATCCAGCTTCCTAAATTGCATAGCCAACAGGAAGCGGTCTGGCAGCACTCGGCACGTTTCCAAGTTTGCGCCGCTGGCAGGCGCTGGGGCAAGTCACGTATGGCTTCCCTGTGGTGCATTGTCGGGGCGCTACAGGGACAGCGAGCGTGGTGGGTGTTTCCGTCCTATCCTATGGCGGCTGTTGGTTGGCGGATGCTCAAGCGCCTGGCCGTGCAGATTCCGGGCGCGCAGATGCGAGAGGTTGACCGCCTGATTGAGTTTCCTGGCGGCGGCATAGTCCAGATCAGGAGTGCAGATAACCCGGACTCGCTGCGCGGTGAATCGCTGGATCGGCTTGTGATGGATGAAGCGGCTTTCATGCGTGAGGAAGCTTGGACTGAGGCGCTACGGCCTACGCTCAGTGACCGCCGGGGGCGGGCTGTGTTCATCTCTACCCCCAAGGGCCGCAACTGGTTTTGGCGGGCGTGGCAGCTTGGGCAAGGGGCCGATCCTGACTGGTGTTCCTGGCAGTTTCCAACAACTGCCAACCCGCACATTGACCCGGCGGAAGTGGCCGCCGCCCGGCGCAACCTGCCGGAACGCATCTTCGCACAGGAATACTTGGCAGAATTTATCGAAGATGGCGGCGGCGTGTTCCGCCGGGTGATGGAAGCGGCGGTTGTGGAGGAACAGCCACACGCTATTCAAGGGCATGAATACGTGATGGGTGTAGACCTTGCCCGCAAGATTGATTTTACCGTTTGCGTAGTTCTTGATATTTCTGTGTCGCCTGCAAGAATGGTGGCAATCGACCGCTTCAATCAGATTGATTGGAATATCCAGATTCAGCGGATAAGAGCATTGGCTGAACGTTTTCAGGTTGCACGGATAATGGTTGATCAAACTGGTGTTGGCGATCCGATAGTGCAGCAATTGCAGCGTGATTTAAGTTGGTGAGTAAATCGGCAGATAGCATACCTCTATCGGCCATAGCATGATGGTTTGGGCACAAGATGACGGCATTATCAATGCCATTGCTACCGCCGATTATGCGAGGGATAACGTGATGGACTTGAACAACAATATCAAATCCACAGATCATACACACATGAGGGAATGCATTCAACGCACGCTCTCGGAAATTGGTGAAGCTATCGTCAATCTGCCGATTCTTGTACGCACATTTTCTAGAGCAAAAGCGAGCATTGTTTTTTCTGTACGGGAAAACATAAAAGGTCTTTCCGCATTCTTCGCAGGTTTTTGCTATTTGAGGTTGGGGCGGCTTTCTTCGTTGTTCTGGTTTCTTATGTGGATCGTTGAAGTTGGCGCTGTTGGCACAACTTTTAGAGCAATAATTAACCGTGCGCGCGTGCGCGGGCCATCTACGCAATTCTTTGCCGCACTTGGCACAATGAACTATTACTTTTCCAGCCTCTTTGTGGTCACGGCGGTATTTGCTGTAGCACGCTCTAGTGCAGAACTTTTGCGGAGTGGAACGAGTAGCTTCTTCTCCATATCGCTTGCGAACACGGAACCTTTTACCACATACAATGCAATTTCTGTGAGTTTCGTTCATGCGTTCCTCCTGTGAAGATTATACCATGTTCTATGTGCAGAAAGAAATACTATGGCCGGTGTAATCGGGGTTCAATTAACAAACGTATCAAAGGCTAATATGGTGGAATCTCTAGCCCTAGCTTTTGAACAAACAGAGTTAGAGATCATCAATGACCCGGTGTTGGTTGGTGAATTGCTCGCCTACGAAATGGAGCGCTTACCCGGCGGCCTTATTCGCTACGGCGCGCCCGCCGGGATGCACGACGATACAGTGATGGCCTTGGCCTTGGCGTGGGCGGGCGTGGGCCAACGGGTAGAGTACGCGCCGTCAATTTGGGGATAATATGAAAGCTCATTGGCAGTATCTCAAGTATGTGTTGCGTCACAAGCTATATGTCTTCCAAATGTGCAGGCAATTTGGCCTGACTTGGCGGGGCCTGGTGCACGATCTGAGCAAGTTTAGCCCCGCCGAGTGGGGGCCATATGTCGATTACTTCTACGGCAAAGAGAAGGATTTTTACACGCAGCAATGTTTTGATGAGGCGTGGCTGCATCACATTCACCACAACCCGCACCACTGGAACCATTGGGTGTTGCGAGAAGATAGCGGCGTTGTGAAGTGCTTGGACATGCCCGCCGATTGCATTTGGGAAATGATTGCAGACTGGTGGGGCGCGGGCCGGGCTATCAATGGCAAACCAGCCGATGAACAACCCTGGAACCGCTTTGACGAGTTGAAATCGTGGTACCTCGCCAACCGCGACAAGATGCAGATGCATGAACACACCCGGCGGCGTGTCGAATACTGGATCGGGCTGCGTCCTGACGATTGGATGTATCAAGGCTCAGTAGAGCAGGGCAATTATCAGCAGCCGCCGTGGTGGTAGGGGGAATGATGGACTACGCAGACCAGATGTGGATCGCAGAGCAGACAGTAGAGGAACGGGCGCGCCTGGCGCGCTATGGGGCAGCCTGGGCAGCCTACTTTGGCGATATGCCCAAGCCGCTCAAGGTCAAGCCGGGTCAGGCTGACGATAACGTGACGGTCAACTATGCCCGCTTGATCGTTGACGTTGGGGCCTCGGACTTGTTTGGCGTGGAGCCAAAGTTTGACCTTGACCCAAACAACAAGGAACCCACGCCCGCGCAAATCTGGCTGGATGAATGCTGGCGCCGCAACCGCAAACAAATCTTACTCCAAAAGCTGGCGATCAACGGCGGCGTGTGCGGGCATGTTTTCCTGAAGATCGTGCCCCGCGCCGGTGACGTGCCCCGGCTGATCAATCTCTCCCCCGAATACGTGAGCGTTGTCACTGATCCGGATGACATTGACCAGGTGTGGCGATATGTGATCCAGTACACGGCGCGGGACGTGCAGACGGGTAAGCCACTCACCGTGCGGCAGATAATTGAACGTGACGACGCGGGGCGCTGGTCTATTGTCGATAAGGTGTCGCGCAACCGGGGGGGCTGGGAAACCCGGCAGACGGTTGCATGGCCCTACTCGTGGCCGCCGATTATCGACTGCCAGAACTTGCCGTCACCGAACGAATATTACGGCATTGCCGACATTGAAGAAGACGTGCTGGCGCTGAATGGGGCCTACAACTTTGCATTGTCCAACACGCAGCGCATTATCAGGTTTCACGCTCACCCAAAAACTTGGGGGCGTGGCTTCACCGCCAAAGAGCTTCAGATCGGGGTAGACGATACGATTGTGTTTGGCAATCCAGCCGCCGAACTGCACAACCTGGAGATGCAAACAGACCTGACCAGTAGCATCGAATACGGCGAACGCCTCAAACGGGGGGTGCATGAAACATCTCGTACACCCGAAGTGGCAACCGGCAAGCTCGACAGTGCCGGCGGGCTCTCAGGCGTGGCGCTGCAAATCCTGTATCAGCCACTCACGCAGAAAACCGGGGCGAAACGGTTGACCTACGGGGAGATGCTGATCGAATTGAACCGCCGGCTTCTGGAAACCGCCGGCTTTCCGGGCAGGCCGTGTTTAATCCTCTGGGGCGAACTCAGACCCACATCGGCGCTGGAAGAACGTCAAGTGCTGCTACTCGACAAGCAACTTGGGGCATCGCAGGACACGCTGTTGCACAAAGCGGGCTACGATCCGGACGCCGAACGAGAAAAACGCGAACAGGAAAGCACGGGCGTTGACCTGGCTGATCAGTTGCTTGGCGCCTTTGACCAGGGGCAATAGGAGGAACGTTGGAGACAGTAGCACTTTTGGCAGGCTTGGCAATCGGGGCCGCGGCGGTCTGGTTCGCGGAACGCTACCACGAGAAAAAGCGTGACCAGTTGTTTTCGGCAATCGGCCAAATGCAGATGCAGATCGAGCAGATGCGCGGGCGCATTGCCCAGCTCGAGGAACCGCCGATCCCAGAGGAAGAACTGTGAACGCAGGATTGAACACGCCCCGCGCGGCCACGGCGAACCCGGCGCCAGATGACCGCCTGGCGCGCGTGCTGACGTTGGTCAGCGACTATATCCGGGAGAATGGCGCGGGTAAGTACGTGCTGATCGTGCGTCCAGATGGCAGCGCGACCGTGCAGCGCCCGCGTAAGCCGCTGGAATCGGAGTTTCGCTAGATGCCTGGTGAGCTTCAGCGCCGCGGGGCGGAATTTCGCAGCGACTTACTGACGATGGAACGCAGCGCCGCGTCCGACATGACGCGCGCCTACTATGCTTCTTGGCAACGAGTGCGACAGCGCACGATGGAATTGTGGCAGGAAGTGACCGCACTTCGCGAAGCGGGGGAGGAAGTGCCCCCGGTGCGGCTGATGCAGCTTGATCGCTACCTGCGTTTGCAGGATGAAATCACGGCGGAACTGCGACGGTTCGCGGCCTACGCAGATGGCAGCGTGACGGCCACGCAGTTGGCAGCCGTCAACATGGCGCAGGATCACGCCCCGCGCCTGATCGGGGCCGTGGCCTCTGATGCAGAGTTGGCGGGTCTGGAACAATTCGTTGACTTTGCCCACGCGCCCCGCGGGGCCATTGAAGCACTGGTAGGGTACGCAAGAGGCAACACGCCCCTTGGCGCCCTTCTGGACGCCATACCAGGGCAGGTAAACGGGTCCGTGCGGGACACGCTCATTGCCGGGTTGGCGCTGGGCCAAAACCCGCGGGAAACCGCTAGGCAGGTGCGGCGGGCGTTTGGCACGGGCCTGGCGCGGGCGCTGACTATCAGCCGCACGGAAACTTTGAGAGCCTACAGACAAGCGACACTCCTAGATTATCAAGCCAACGACGATATTTTGGAAGGTTGGATTTGGAGTTGTGCGCTTGATCGCCGGTCATGCCCGGTATGCTGGGCCATGCACGGGCGTGTGTTCAAACTGCAACGCCAACCGCCTATGCACCCGCAGTGCAGATGCAGTCTTAGTCCACAGCTTAAAAAGGCATACCGTGGCAGCTACGAACCGCAACGCGGGCCGGACTTGTTCGCGCGGGCCGCGCCAGAGATTCAGCGGGCCGTGTTGGGGCCGGGAGCCTACGCAGCCTATAATACTGGCAGGGTACAGATTGAAAACTTTGTGACGTTCCGACGCTCGCGGGATTGGGGCGTTACGGTGCAAAAGGCAAGCTTGGGGACTGCGCTGGAAAGGGCACGCGGGGCATGAAAAACCCGCGCATTTGCCCCCTAGACAACGGTACAGAATTACGATATAGTTAAGGCACAGCGGAGACGCTGATCAACAATTGATTGCCAGTCCTATCGCCAAGTGCAGGGGACATGTTCACGGGGAAACCGGTGAGCGTGTCCCCTTTTTGTTTGACATTTGAACACAGCCGCCGGCTGACGTGTCGTTGCACGTAAAAAACGAAGGGGCCTTATGAATGAGGAAGTAACACAGACTGTAACGGGGAACACGACGCCGGAACCGCCCGCGGGGGCGCAAAACACCGCGCCGGCAGAGCATATGATCCCAAAGTCGCGCTTTGACGAAGTGAACAACAAACTCAAAGCGGTAGAGACGAAGCTCAGTGCATACGAGACTGAGCGCATGAGCGAAGCGGAGAAGCTTCAGGCAGCCGCCAAGAGCGCACAGGAACAGGCGGCGGCAGCACAGGCGGAATTGCGCCGGGCCAAAGCTGATGCTGCGTTGGCGCGAGTGGCAGCCAAGGAAGGCGTCGATCCTGAATTGCTTGCCAAGCTGGTCACTGTGGAATTTGACGACATGGGCGCGCCGGTTGGCTTGGAAGCGGCGGCGGCGGCTGTGTTGAATCAGTATCCGCAGTTGAAGCCGCAAATGGTGGCCGCCACGCCGGGGGCCACGAATCCGGGCCGCAAGCCGCGTGCGCTTACGGTAGAGGACATCAAGAGGATGACGCCAGCGGAGATTAACAGCCGCTGGGACGAAGTGCAACAGGTGTTGCAGGGAGGGTAATTAGGCAAAGCGACCTTTGCTATCTCTTGGTTCTGTTGCTTTGTGTCCCTTGATATGGGTGCTTCTGTTGGTGATTACAAGATTCTCAATTCGATTGTCCAACTTGTCACCATTGATATGATGGACAATTTCATGAGGTTCAAGGTAACGGCCTAAGTGGTGCTCCATTACAAGACGATGTTGAAGCACATAACCCTTGGCGTTGTGAGGATGGCTAGGAGCATATTCACGGATATAACCATCACTTAAGTGTTTACCGCCCTTCCAGTTGTGATGCTCAACAGCGTAATGGCGTTTCGTCTTAGGTGACTTGTATCCAGTGGTGTTGATTTCGATGCCATGCTTAACGATATGCCAACGAACTGTACTAATAGGCTTGTTTAATGCACGTGCTACAGCATTGATTGAGCCAAGTTCTTTGTAGAGATTTTCAAGGGTTTCTTTGTCCATAGTTAACCTCAAATCGACTTGTTAGATTGATTACATAGTATCACAGGGTAATCAATCTGTCTAGTAAGAAAGGTGACGGTATGACTATTTCGACGTTCATCCCGCAAATCTGGTCTGCCAGATTGCTGGAAAATCTTAACAAGCAATTTGTGTACGGGCAGCCGGGCGTGATCAACCGGGAGTATGAGGGCGAAATCAGCGCCGCCGGCAACACGGTCAAGATTCACAGCATCGGGCGTGTCTCGGTGGGCAACTACACCAAGAACACGAACATGGGCGCGCCGGAAACGCTGACCGACGACGAACTGACTTTGCTTATCGACCAGTCCAAGTACTTCAACTTTCAGATCGACGACGTGGACAAGGCACAGACGCTGCCCAAGGTCATGGACGCCGCCATGCGCGAGGCTGGGATTGCCCTGGCTGACACCGCCGATCAGCATATCGCCGGGCTGTACACCGGGATTGCCGCCGGTAACTGGATCGGTGATGACGATGCCCCGAAGGCGGACTTGGGCGCGGCGGGCAAGGCTTACCAGTACCTGATTGACATGGGCGTCCTGTTGGACGAAGCCAACGTGCCCGCCGCTGGGCGCTGGGTGGTGGTTCCGTCCTGGTTTCATGCGCTGTTGCTCAAAGACGATAACTTCGTGGGCACTGGCAGCGCCGGGGCCGAAAGCCGCCTTGCCAACGCCATGATCGGAGAGGCCGGCGGGTTCACCGTCCTGAAGTCCAACAACGTGCCCAACGTCACCGGCGCCAAGTACAAGATCATCGGCGGGCACTCTATGGCCTGGTCTTTTGCCGAGCAGGTCAACAGCGTAGAGCCGTACCGCCCCGAATTGCGGTTCGCTGATGCAGTGAAGGGTTTGCATCTGTACGGTGCAAAGATCGTGCGGCCTGCCGCCTTGGCGCTTTTGGTTGCCAACCGCCCGGAATAAGGAGAAGCGAACCATGATGAACTTTAAGAAAGTGGCCGCCGTGCTGGCCGTGGCGTTGCTCTTTGTGGGCCTGTTGCTGGCCGGGATGAACACAGCCCGCGCCGCCGCGCCGGGGCCGCTGATGGCCCCTACGCCGGTTAGCGTGAGTGCGGCTGCGGCTGCGCCGGGGGAGGCTGTGTTGTTCAGCACTACGGTGTTGACCGACGATGCCTATAGCGCCCGCGTGCCCGTGGCCGCTTTCCAGCGCACCGACATTCAACATGTGGTGGATCAGACCATCATTGCGGCTGCACCCAACACGACCACGTTGACGATTCAGTTTTCCAACGATGGCGAGAACTGGACGGACGGCGCCGCACTGGCGACGAACAACGCAGCGGACGCGGCCTTGCTGCAACAGGTGAATGTGTTCGGCAAGTACGCAAGGGTGCACGCCAACCTGACCAACACCAACCCGATCACGGTGACGGTGATCGGGTTGTTGAAGTAGGCCGGATGCGCGCCACGATGGATGCGTTGGTGACACAGGTGCGGCTTCTCATTGGTGATCCCAGTGGGGCCGCGCCTGTGTTCAACGATAACGACCTGCTGATGTTGCTCGACAATAATGCAACCGACGTGCTGTATGAGCAGCTTCAGCCGCAGGCGACGATTGCGCCCGGCGGCGCTACGCAGTACCTGACGTGGCGTGCCTCGGCGGGTTGGTGGGAAGCAAATGAGCAACTTTTGGATGCCTCTTACAACGTGTTGACGCCCGCCAGCGCCAACCGCCAGCGGGGTATCTGGACGTTTGCGGAGCACCAACCCGCCGTGCTGATCAAGGGCAGCCGCTACGATGTGTACGCCGCCGCCGCCGATGCCGCCGATGTGTGGCTCGGCATGGTCAAACTGGAATTTGATTTTTCGGCAGATGGGGCTGACTACAAGCGCAGTCAGAAGCTGGCCGGGCTGGTGTCACTGCGTGACTCGTTGCGGGCACGTAGCGGGGCCGGGGGCGTGGTGACGGCCACACAAGTGAGAACAGACGTATGGACGAAGTAGAACGGGCGGCAATGCCCAAAGAAGTGTATGAGCGTAAGGAATCGCTACCGATGCTCTACCGCCCGGCTGTGTTAATCCTGGGTGCAATCGGGGCAGCGTGCGTGATCGGCATGATTGCAGCACAACAGACCGGGCAGCAAGTCAGCGAGGGCATGATCGCTATCGGATCGATTGCCGTCACTGCAATCGCCAACATGCTCGCGCAGGAGAGCCGGGCGGATGGCAACTGAGAACATTCTGGAAGCTTTCGAGCGTGTGGAGGACACGCTATCACGCGTTGAGCGCATCCTGTGCGGCGATCCGCGCGAGCGTCTGCCGGGGCTGATGACGGAATTTGAAGGGCTGCGCGGGGACGTGCAGGGTTTGCGCCGCGATGTGCAGCAGCTCCAGGCGCAGCGCCCACAAGTGTTGCTGTGGATTGCTGGCTATGTCTGTTTCCTCCTATCTGGCCTGTTTGCGGCAATTGCAGTCTATCAGGTGTCGGCTTCGCTTGAGTTGTATGGCCTGTTGGATATTCCGCTTTGGCTGGCTTCTGGACTGGCGCTGCTGTTCGCCGCCATTGCGGCAGGACTATTCGTGGGCGGCTTTGGATGGCTCTATGGTTGGGCGTAGGCGCAACTGGACGCAAGAGCACGAAATTGAGCGCCTTACGCAGCTACGAGCCGATGTGGACAGCGCCTGGGGGCGCTACATCACTGAGTGCCTGCGCATGGGGCTGGTGAAAGCGCCAGCCGACACGCAAGCGGAATGGATGCGCCGGGCGGAACAGGCAGAGTGGCAGCGAGCGCAAATGCTCAAGGATTGCGACGAATGGCTAACCGGGGTGGCAAATGCTAACGGCGGCTGAACTGGCGCAAATGCAGGCAGTGCAACAGGAATCCATGATCGATACCTGTGTGATCGTGACGACCACGACCACGGCGGGCGCCTATGGCGGGCAGCAGGTGAGCACAGCCGATAGCGAGCCGACGCCGTGTGGCCTCAGTTTTAACACAGCCGCGGGGATGAGCAGTCGCCGGATCAGCGCAGAGCGCGGGCCGCTGGCGAGTGTTGATGCGGTGTTGCGGCTCCCCCTCGCCGCCGGGGCTGTGTTGAACGCCACGTCGCAGATTCGCATCACGGGGCGCAACGGGGCGGCCTGCACGCCGCAAACATACACCATCGAAGGACCTGTCATGCCGGGGCGAACGTGCCTAATCGTGGGCCTGAAACGGGTAGGGGTGTAGGGTGCAAATCCACCTGCATGAGTACGGCTTGGATG